TCCGACCAGAGATGACCTGGCAGGCCCAAGTCGCCAACGCGCCGCCATGGCTCAAGCCCTACCTGCGTGTCCCCGACGACGCATCGCCACCGTTGCTCATGACACCGGTCCACCCCGAGGCCACCGGCTCACACGGGCCGAAGGCAATCAAATGGGTCGAGTCCGAACTCGGGATCAAACCGCGCTGGTGGCAGAAGCTCGCGATCGTGCGGCAGCTCGAACACCGCAAGGACAAGTCGCTGTGCTTCGAGGGCATCACCGAGTCCGCGACCCGCCGCTCCGGCAAGTCGGTGCGGTTGCGTTCCATGGCGCTGTGGCGGCTCGACGTCGGCCCGACCCTGTTCGGTGAACCGCAGCTCGCGATCCACACCGGCAAGGACCTGATGATCGTCCGAGAGATCCTCCGGCATGCGTGGCATTGGGCCGAGGGCCGGGGCTGGAACGTGATCCGCGCGCTCGGCCGCGAGTCGATCGAGAACGGCGAGCACCGCTGGCTGGCCCGGTCCACCGACAGCGTCTACGGCTACGACACGACCCTGGGCTATGTCGACGAGGGCTGGGCCGTCGACCCCGAGACCGTCAGCGAGGGCATGGAGCCCGCGATCCTGGAGCGCATCTCGCCGCAGATCGTGCTCACCTCGACCGCGCACACCAAGGCCACCTCGCTGATGCGCACCCACATCACCGACGCGATGACCGTGAACTCCGAGCTGCTGATGCTGTGGAGCACGCCGGACGGAACCCATAGCGGTGACCCGAAGACGTGGCGCGAGGCGTCGTCGCACTGGACGCCGGCCAGACTGCGGCTGATCCAGGGCAAGTACGAGAAGGCGCTCCGCGGCGAGATCGACCCGGAGCTGGACGACCCGGACCCGATGCGGGGATTCGAGTCGCAGTACCTGAACCGGTGGCAGCTGCGACGTGGCGCTGGCGGCGTCCTGCCGGGCTGGGACGACCTCGTGACCGAACGGGTGCCGCCGGCCCCCGAGGCGCTGGGCATCGCGTCGGACATGAGCGGCTCCTGGTTCTCGTTCGGCGCCTACGGCGACGGTTTCGTCGGCCCGGTCGACCGTCTGCGTACCGGCGATGGCATGGCGGCATCGGTGGCCCGCGTCGCGCAGGTGGCGGCCGGCGGTATCCCGGTGGCCGTCGCCCAGAAGGGCATGGCCGGTGTCTTGATCCGAGACCTGGAGGATGCCGGCGTCTACGTGATCCCGACCTCGCTCGACGATCTGGTCCAGGCGTCGGCTGATTTCGCGGACGCCGTCGAAACGGGCATGATTACACACGGAGCCATGCAGGAACTCGACGCGGCGGTTCTGGCATCGCGCTGGCGCAAGATCGGTGACCGCCGCGCACTGGACGTGAGAGGCCCGGACGTGTCGATGCTCGAAGCAGTCATCCTCGCTCGGCTGATCGCCGTCGGCTCAACAGCCCCGATGCCGGCGATCTACTGAGATGGGATTCTGGTCCTGGCTCAAGGGCGGTTCAGCCGCGGGGGAGAAGCCCAACGCGAACCCGCCCTCGGTGCCCGATTCGGTCGGACCCGGCTACCACCCCGGCGACCCGCACGGCGCCACCGACGAGAACTTCATGTTCCCGACCTACTCCCGGTCGCTGCCGACTCTGCAACCATCGCCATGGTCGGGCTGGCCGGCGGAGTGGGGAATGCCGGACTGGCGGACCGGGATCGACAAGCTCATCGACACCGCCTGGGACTGCATCGACCTGAACGCCTCGATCCTGTCCGCGATGCCGGTCTACCGGCTCATCGGTGACACGGTGATCTCAGGTCCTTCGTGGACCAAGAACCCCCACCCCGACGTCTACGAGTCGTGGGCGGAGTTCGCCAAGCAGATGTTCTGGGACTACCACACGGGTGAGGCGTTCGTGCTCGCCACCGACTGGTACGCCACCGGCTGGCCGGCCGAGTTCTTCGTGCTGCCGAAGGACTTAGTCAAGGTCGAGATGGAAGGTCTGCGGCGCCGCTACTACATCGGCCAGGTGGAACTCAACACCGATCCGATGCGGCGCGAGCTGCTGCACATCCGCTACAAGAGCTACGTCGGCCAGCCACACGGCATCGGCCCGCTGGAAGCCGCCGGGGCTCGGCTCACCGCGGCCGGGATCCTGCAGCGCCAGATCGAGGAGGTGGCCAGCGCCGGTGGCGTGCCGCCGTACGTCCTGAAGGTCAAGCGCCGGCTCAAGAAGCACGAGGCCGACGAGGTGCTGGACCAGTGGATGGATTCGCGCGCCCGTGCTCGCGGCGCACCCGCACTGGTCTCGGGCGAGACCGAGGCCGACGCAATGCCGCAGCCGTCCGCGAAGGACATGGCGCTGCTGGAGCTGGCGCAGTTCACGGACGCGCGGATCTGCATCAAGCTCGGGGTGCCGCCGTTCCTGATGGGCCTACCGTCCGGCGGCGACTCGCTGACCTACACGAACGTCTCGCAGCTGTTCGACTACCACGACCGGGCCAGCCTCAGCACCAAGGCCACGCACGTCATGACGGCCTTCTCGAACTGGGCGCTGCCGCGCGGCCAGTCCTCCGAGCTGAACCGCGACGAATACTCGCGGCCGGAGCTGCCGCAGCGCGCGAAGGCGTACGTCGACCTGAAGGCGGTCGGGGCGCTAGACGCTGAGGAGATCCGGGCCATGGAACGGTTCCATGGTCGGACAGCAGCATCGTTGCTGACAGGAGGCAACTGAGGTGAGTGAGAACCGGCCGCCCATGCAGGACCGGTCCGCGGTCGGCATCGGCGAAGTGAACGTGCGGCAGCGGATCATCGAGATCATCGCGGTCCCGTACGAGCCTGAGGTCGCCGTGGTGCCGTTCCGCGGGGAGCCGTGGAAGGAGTCGTTTGCACGCGGCGCGTTTGAGGGTATCCAGAACCGGTCGCGGCCGGTGATGGCGAACCGTGAGCACACCGTCGGCCGCACGGTCGGGAAGGTCATGCAGTGGTGGCCGGAGCGGACCGAGGGCCTGGTCGCCGAGGTCCAGGCAGCCAAGACCGACGAGGGCGACGAGGTGCTGAGCCTCGCCGACGATCACATGGTGTGGGCGAGTGTCCGCTTCGGCGCGTGGGCCAAGGACGTGCTGATGAACCGGGCGAACATGACCCGGCGTGTGCTGAAGGCGTTCGTCGATCATCTGTCGTTCGTCGAGGATCCGGCTTACGGCGGTGCCGAGGTGCTCGACGTCCGCGACGGCAGCGGGCTCGTGGTGATGGCCGCCGACCTTCCGCCGCTGCCGTCGACGCCAGCCGTGGAGGAGATGACGGCGTTCCTTTCGGATCTGAAGTCGCGCCACGCTACACTCCTGACCAAGTGAATCTCCGCGTGTAAACGCGGCACCAGCGCCATAGGGCGCTCGCCGACCGAGAGGGTCATTTCCCCCACAGGGGGGTCGCTTGCCGAGAGGGCCTCGTGAATCCACCGAGCCCCTCGGAGAGAAGCAATGTCCGGTTCGGACAGCATGATCCTTCGGCTGGAAAAGGAACTGGCCGAGAAGACCGCGTTCATCGAAGGCATCGTCAGCGGCGCGCAGGACGGCGACCGCGACATGACCGACAACGAGCGCGAACTGACCACGGGTGCGCGGTCCCGCATCCAGGACGTCGAGCAGCAGCTGGAGCTGCTGTACGAGAACCGCACCCGCACCATGGCCGCTCGCGAGCGGGCCGATCAGGTCGGCCGCGAGATGGCGCGGCTGCGCACCGAGGTCGACCACGGCCCCGTCGAGTACGTGTCCCCCGGCCACTACCTGATGGACACGTGGAAGGCGCACCTGAATGACCGCAGCGCGCAGGAGCGCCTGCAGGTCTTCGAGCGCGCCGCGGCGCACCAGAAGACGACCGACAACCTCGGTATCGTCCCCGACCCGATCGTCGGTAACGTCGTCAACTTCATCGACGGCTCCCGGCCGCTGGTGACGATGCTCGGCACCGCGCCGATGACGGCCGCCACGTGGTATCGGCCGAAGGTCACCCAGCACACCACCGTCGCCAAGCAGGGCGCCGCCGGTGGGGCTGCGGATGAGAAGACCGAGCTGACGTCGCAGAAGATGACGATCACCCGGCTGACCGGTACCGCCGTCACCTACGGCGGCTACGTCAACGTGTCGCGGCAGGACATCGACTTCTCCTCGCCGAACGCGCTGGACACCGTGGTGAACGACCTCTCGGCGGTGTACGCGGTGCAGACCGAGGCCACTGTCGGCGCTCTGCTGGCGACGCTCGGCGCTACCTCGGAGCTTCCGGGTGCGGCCGGCACGACCAAGACCGTCGCGGATCTGGCGAACTCGCTGCTGACCGGTCTCGCGACCATCTACGGCATCGTGAAGGGTGTCGGCCGGTACTTCCTGGCCGTCAGCCCGGACAAGGTCGGCGTGTGGGCACCGCTGTTCGCGCCGGTCAACGTGAACCCGGTAGCGCCGGGCCTGGATCTGCCGACGTTCGGTAACGGCATCTTCGGCTACCCGCTGGGCATCCCGCTCGTGGTCTCCGCCGGTCTGCCGGCCGGCACCATCGGCATCCTGACCGCGACGTCGGCGGTGGAGTGCTTCGAGCAGCGGGTCGGTCAGCTCCAGGCGGTCGAGCCGTCGGTCCTGGGTGTGCAGGTCGCCTACGCG